AAAAGAAAAGAAGAAAAATTAAACATATCAGGTAGTCTAAAAATTCATTAATCAGTCAACTTCGTGCGGTTAGCAACCTATCCGTTGAAATCATAAATTATTAATAAACGCCTCAAGATGGTCTCCTCGGGATATCTAGAGCTAATGAGACTCCTCACCCTATCTAACCATAATATGAAAAGATTTCACAAATCTAATCGTCTTAAGGAAATAATTATAAAATAATAAAACAGTTATCTTTGAATTGGAACCCAGCTTATCCATTCTGTCACCGAGATATATTGGTGATCGACTATGTTACGCATCTGTTGGAGCCTACTATCAAAGACCTGTGCTTTAAAGAAAGTAATAATTAGAAGAGAATTCATTAAAATCCTCCCGCACACCAATATTATAAATTTCTGTTTCATGCAATGCATGAATCAGAAAATAAAATATCGATGTGTGCGAATGGATTTCTATCCTTCTAAATCGTAGTGTCGCAACACATTACTTTCAATCGCCAATCAAATTTTTAAAAATACGATCAGCGTTAATTTAATAGACCACATCCTCAAAAGATTGGTTATCCTTTTGGTAAACGCAGTATATTAACCCAACACTGAAAGGAGAATATTAAATATAGAAAGTATTAAATAAAATTTCCAATAAAAGACTGCAAGCAGTCAACATCTAAATTAACTCAAGTATCTCGAAGTCTTTTAAAGATGTTATGGGATAATTAATAAGTTATAACAATAAATATATAAAATATGAGATATCAAAATAAGTTAATCTAAAAAGTAAAATACAGAAATGAGGGAAACAATTCAATCGGCTCAAATTTTTAAAAATAAGGTATCTCCGCGATCATCCAATTCATTATTAACACGTTCCATTGAGACTAGGACGGCAGGGTTTTACTTAGTTTTACCCCTAACTTTATCATATAAGCCTATTACATTCATGTAACTAGTGTTCTCTTTGGCATGGTTAATAAAGATCTTCTATCTCGTGGACAACTTACATATTTCGTTAAAAACGGATTTTAAATTGTTTATAAAGGAAAAGAAAAAGAAAGCAATATCAATAATTAAATCGGCTCAAAATTTTTAGTATTAGGTATCTCCGTGATCATCCAAATCATTAATAATACGTTCCATTGAGACCAGTACGGCAGGGTTTTCTTAGTTTTACCCCTAACTTTATCATCTAGGCCTATTGTATTCTTACAACTGGTTTTCTCTTTGGCTTGATTATTAAAGTTCTTCTAACTCATGGACAACTTATAAATACCGTAAAAATCGGATTTAAAATTATTAGTAAACACACTATACGAACAAATGTATGATCAATATTCTAGTCACCTAAATTCCTCACATACGACGTTCCTACTCTTGTTTTCACTAAATCTCATCTTCCATAGCTTTTAAACAAGTTCGGCTGGTTCCGATTCCGTGTATTCACAATAGGGATCGTTGATATACATGTTAATGCATGACAACTTTTAGAATTTGACCATATGCTAATTAGAGCGAACAAAAATTTGTTGATTTGAAACTATCAACTAGGTGTGATCTGATAATTCACCGCAGGGACTAATATACAAAAAGAAAGACCCGTCTTGGTGAATAATAAACAATAAAAATATACAATTACAAATAAAACCACTCATATATAAGTTTTATTTGTGAATATTGGCGCAGCAACTAATATACAAAAAGAAAGAAGCATCTTGCACAATATTTTAATATAAAAGAATAAAAATAAAAATAAATAATAAAAAAGGCAGAGGGGGAGACAATCCTACCCTCACGTTCTATAACCAGACTTTTACTGGCACCATTAATTGTCTATGTGGTGGTGTTTTTACTTTAACGAACTGCACTAAATTATTTACAAAACAAAATCTTCTATGTTCGGCTTAAATTGTTTGTTAGGATTATATATAGGTAAAGTATGAAAATCCCATGGTTTTGTGTTATCAATTTGGTCATAATATGCGTAGTCTATAGCACCAGCTCTAAAACATAATCCAGCTACCAAACGTATTCCCTCATGAGTTTGGACATAAAATGGATTATCAGCAATAATATCCATTAATTGATCTGTTGGTGTCATCGTTTCATCCCTATACTTAATAATGTACTGAGTGTCAGAATTAGTAATATTCTTATATACAAGATCATATATTCTAATAGCATCTTTTTTACCGAACTCTGCAAATATTCTCTGGTAAAGTGTGAGCGATTTGACGTGATTTTGATATTTAACATTATATTTGATATAGCCTAATATACTATTGCCTATCTGTGGAGTAATCTTTAACGGTATTTTAAAATGTTCAATAACCTTTGATTCAGCTTCTAAGTACCGCATAATGTCAGGGTAATTTACAATCTTAAAATTATGTTGAACCTCACGGAGGATCACATAAGCACCATCACAATAACGTCCAGTTCTTCCGGCACGTTGTATACTGGTGTTTACATCAATTTCAGTTTTGTAAATACCGCCTCTGTGTGATATAACCCTATAGCCAGTATCTATCACACAAGTTATACCGTCGATATTAATTCCAGCATCTACAACCTGGGTTGCAACTATGTGTCCCTTTTCAGGTATATATCGGTCTCCTGCATAAACTAATTTGCTTGGTATGTTGTTGTTTTTGAGATTATTAACAATCATCTTAGCTCTTAATATAGAAGGCTCAATAATCAAAACTCTTTTCCGTTGATATTCTGGCAATTCAGTTATAACTTTATGAAATGCTTCTTCTGGACTTATACCAAACCATTGATAATGTTGAACGGTAAAAGTTGGTTCAAATGATGTTTTATACATAGGCAACTTATCATTAATCAGGTCGAATTTGGGAGTGGCACTTGTGAACAAAATAGGAGCTGTACCATTTAATTTGAGATAAGGGCGTAACATAGTACTATCTGCTTCATGAAATTCATCAAAGAGGTAGATAGTATTAGGATATATTAATTCCATCATGTGTTCTTGAAAATAACCGTAGGTCATCACATGAATTTGTTTACTCAAATCATAATTTGAATGTTCATTTACTCTATTCACATTCTTAATGCCCAACTGCTCAACTAGAATATTCCGGGGCTCTAATATCACTACATGTTTTATTGTGAATGAAGGGTTTCTTTTTGAATTAAAATAACGATTGATTAAAGCCTGTGGGAGCCAAAAGGTCTTCCCAGAACCCGTGACACTAGAAATAACCAACCTGTCTTTGTCATCCCATAATCTTTCCTGAAATATATGGTCTACTTCATAATTCCACTTGTTATTGATGTCATTGTAAGATCCATTTTTAGCCGCAGCATCATTAGAAAAACTTGCATTAAAAAACAGGGTAACGGCAGTAGCTAGTCTAGCTGTATATTTAGTGATATTATCTGTTACCATAAGTTTTTCTAACCCCTTCGGGATTAAACTGAGCATATAAGCAGCTGCCCGTTTATGATTAGCATAAAGATCTTTTGGTATATATTGTGAGATTAGAGCTGATGATTCACCATTTTCCAACCAATATAAAAAGTTTGTAAATGAATACAAACGAGGTAAATCAAAGGTCTTCAATTGTAAAATATACACTGGTAAAGCAACAATTGGTATACTTCTGAATAAATTGATGAAACGGTTTGTTTGATAATAAACACAGGACAACAAATGCATCCTACGTCTATAATAAACAAGTTCTAAGTCAAGATCAGTGCCATGTAATAAATTCAAAGAAGTAGCTCTATGATTATAAAAATATTCTGGATCTGTGGCTGTTTTGAATGGAGAAGTATTACATAAAGATTTAAATTCAGACAAAGTTGGTATCAAACCATCATTTTTATGGACATAGGATAAATATATAAACGACTCTATGTCAAATGTGGAAGTCCTGTATGGTGTATGTGTGTTATTTGCTTCTAACTCAGCGTCTCCAAAGAGCTGTATAGGTAACTTGTCCAAAACTTTCTCAAAGGATACAAGAGCTGATTCTATGCTATGATCAAAATAATATAATCCGCCATAATGCATTTGTAAAAACGACAAATCTTTATCAACAGATCGTTTTGGAGGCTTATAAAAATCTTCTAGCACCTTCTTATATGTTGGCTTTTTATATTTAGCATCAAAATATGGTGTCTTTTTAATACGTTTAGGTAAACGTTTAAAATAATGATCATACTCCAATGATAACTCTTCATACATTTCTGGATGATGTGCGCATAATGCCATTGAGCCTTGTATTTTTTCAAGCATATACAAAGAAGTTGTTGCATAGGTTCTAAAACGATATGCTTTTTCACTTTTTAAACCGAAATGTCTCATTTTCAAGAGGTCTAAATTATGTTTAACACCCACCTTAGGAATCTCTATGTCATATTTAGTTAATTCATCTTTAATCTCATCCACCGGCACAAATATTTTAGATAAAAACTGTTGTTGAAAGATAGACCCAGCTTCTTCTACTTTTAAAGTTAACCCATATGTTTGGCTCATATATTTGACCAACTTGTCTATGTCTACATCTGCCAATAAGTCAGTAGCCAATATGTTATCATCTCCAAAATTAATAAGGTCATGATGTCTATGAAATTCTTTAACGGGTTTTTTAGTGATTGTGGACAGAGCTTCGATAACAGCAATTTGTAGTGAATTACTATTGAGGGTTGAAGTATCACTACCACCCGTGCTGGCACCTCTCATTTTTTGTTTGACATTTGAATCTCCTTGACCCATTAAATTAATTGTATAACCGTGTTCAAGAGATTTGTAGGCTGTTAAAATATGTTTTTTTATTAAATCATGTTGAGGATGATCACCATAACCCTTAGCTATTAACCTACCAGCAGCTTGTAGAATTTTTGAAGGTATATTAGCGTCAAATGCTTTCATATCTAAAGAAAAGAACTGTTTTCTATTTTTGATCTTCTCATATATAATCTGATATGCCCCACCTGTTAAAGGCATACCAATTTTAATAGGATTTAAATCCCAGCGTTGTCGCTTATTAAGATCATAGGTGAAGACCATATTTTGGGTATAGGACAATACATTCTGTGCCATTATAGTTCTAAGTTTTTCAGGTGTTGTGTCCATTTTTTCTTTTGATATTACTTGACTTTTTGGGAATACAGAGTACAATTGGTCAGGATATTCACCTTTTTCAATCCAATCTATAACGGTTTTTGAGATCGCTTTGAACCACGTATGCTTAAGCTCTCTCATCTTTCTATATTCAGGTATGAAAGGCACATTTGCTGAAAACTTAGGATTTTTCTTTCTTAGAATATGCATTGGGTGTGTCAACTTTAAATGAGCATATGTTTCAGGATTCATTTCATATATATAATCAACTACATGATCCAATCTTTCATCTGTAACAGCAGCAGCATATGAGTGTTCGTAATATCTGGCTGTAGCAGCATCTACTAATTCAGCTGTCGCATACGTTATACCATCTATACCATCAGTAAATTGAGCTCTATCCATTATAATCCTCTTACGTTTCATAAGATAAGTGTCTACGTAAGGGTTTGTGTTAACTGCCCGCCTATATTGTGTCATAGTTAATGGTTTTATATTCATCTCTCGAGCAAAATTTAACGATTTAATATAATGATTAAGAGTATCATGATAGTTCCTTGATACATACTTAGGGTCATCATTTAATTTGAAAGAGATCTCTGTATGGTGCACCCAAGGTTCATAACTTGAAAAATTTGGCGCCCATACTGGCTTTAATGTTGTTCTAAAATCAGTGTTAAATATTTTTAATATATCTATGGCTGCGTCTAAAAACATAACCACCTTAGTATCAGCGTTATTAACTACAACAGTCTCTAAGTATCTCACTAAATGAGTTAAGCGGTTTATAAATTCTTTAGTATCTTGGATATACAGATCTTTTAAACTCTTTAATGTAACACGATCTAGATGAATAACCGAACCTAGTTTTATTAACTTTAATATTTTTGAATATACACGACTATTAAATAAAGGACTACGTTTCAACCTATAACACTCTTTTCTAATATCAAAAGACAAATCTCTGAATGAAAAACTATGTAGTTTCCTAGGTGTATATAGCACTTCTATCGCTTCACATGTTCCAAATTCTCTATAAGGGGTTAAAACCTGTATATGTCTTGGACGGATTCTTGTGAGTTCCTCTAACTGAAATATGTCTAACACCAGAATTATTTCATCGTAGTATTCTGTGGGAAGTCCAAATAAAAAATCTGTCATCCTTACTGAATAAGGTATAACAAATTTTTTATAATAAGGCGGTTCTTTGTTTAAATTACAACTCTCAGTGATAACGTTACTAGATTCTAGATCAGAGCTCTTTAATGAATACGTATTATTGTCAATAAACAAAGGACTATAGTATTCAAAACAATAATTGGTGAAATAACTAACAGCATTTAACCCCTTATCACAAATTAATCTTTCACAAACCCGACTTTCCTCTATTTGAAGCATAAGAGCAATACTCCTTTGAGCTGCCTTATTCGTTTCTATCATAGATTCTAAAGTTAAAATACACTGTTCTAGCTCCATTGCCTCTCTAATATCCAATCCATCAGTACCAGGTCCATAAAAGGAAAAATATATATACAACTTAAATTTCAATTTTTGACCAATCTTTATTAGCATTAACAACAACAACGCAAATAGGAATACTAATATAATCCTCTTCAAAAGAAATTTAAGAAAATGTTGAACTAACGTGATCACTAACACCGAAATCACCGTTGCTTGTATAAGTATGATCCCAACCAACAAAAGATTAAGTCTCATGAAAAATAACTTCCAGTCCAATTGATATAGAAACACAAAAGGTCTTTTATATTTATTGAGATTGGCTTTGATATTTACATAAAATAAAAGCGTGAGCATTAAAAATATAAATGGCTTTGCCACAAAAGGTACACTAGCTATACTGAGACCATTCATGAATATCATAATTATGAGCCAATGATAAAAGATAGCTTCAAGATAGTCTGGCAAAATTAACATATGTGAAACGAAAGACCTGAACGTGCCCAAATCTAATGTAATCAAAATATCAAACACGCTAACTAAATATGTTATATATAATATAATTAATGGAACAGTGATGAGAGGATTGCTTGTTTTGATCAATGCAAACAATTGTATATAAGCGGAACCCGGTATAAGTTGCATTATAGCCCAATAAAGAACTGTGAACATCTTACGAAATCCATACATCTTCCACATAAAGACCATAAATTCTAACGTGTTAGCTTGATTTGGCACCAATCTAGCTTTACCATTTAAGATCACGCTTTTCTTTGGCTGATAATTGTATAAATGTCTCAATGCCATTCTTATATGCAGAATTAACTTGATAAACTTCATACATGTATAATAAGATCCGTATAAGATCCACCCGAGCACAATAAATAATACACCACCCGTGTATATACCAACAAAAGAACCAGTTAGTGTCAGAAAATAAATCGGTGTGATTATAAACGAGATGAGGAATGAATAAAACAAAACCCTTAATTTTCTCAGGAAAATAGACCTTTTATTTATATTTACAACGATTTCCTGCTCGATATCATTCAATTGATCATCATTAAGAGAAATATCCTCAAAAACTCTATTCCATCCAGCTATATCTTGCGCTCTTAAAGCCATTTCTTCCATGTCCCATGCCTTTACCCTTTTTGTGCCCTGGATGTTTCTAATGTTCGTGTCACCACCCAACCAACCCGAGGATCCTCCAATATATTTTCTAGTGATTTCGATCTCATTTGAGTAAGCCTTTTCATCAACGTTTGCTCTAATTTGAATAGAATTTGTGTTAGGGTCTTTAGTAGTACTAATATAAATACTTTTTGGGAAACCAAAGTAAAAATATTTAATCTCTACTATCCATTGTACAATCCCATTCTTGAGTGTTCTAATGTAGTCTGGTCGTCTTTCTAATGTTGACAACAAATCTGTGGGTATTCCAATGATCTTCGTGTTTATAAATATTAAGTATTCATCAATCTCCTTAATAATATCAGAATGGCTTTTGTATTTCCATTGATTACATATCGATACTAACTTCACATGAAATGTTGAAGGGCTTAAGAAGAACAATGCTTTCTTAAAGTCAGGATTTGTAGTGTAAGCTCTAGTTGATATAGTCAAATGCCTAACAGTGCGATTATTATAATAGTCAACTAATAACTTTTTATCCATTAGGTACTTTTGTCTATAAGCAATTGGGTTGATTTCTTTTCTTTGTGAACATACCCGCTTTGCGCTTTCCAGGTTCTGAGCTCCAACAAGTTCCAAAGCCTCATATTTGCCCAAAATTACATCAGGATCTTGCAGCAAGTGTTCTGATTTTAAAGCTTTAATCACTACTAGTTCTTCATCACTGATCAAAAATTTGTAGTCAAGCCTTAATAAATAATACAAAGTCATACCAGTAATCCGGTATGCATTGTGAGTCATCTCCTTGGCTGATCTATTTTTGGTGGTTACAGAGAAAGGCTCTGTATCAATGTGCCCTGGTAAAGCATAAAAAATATGTTCACTCTTGCTTTTCATTAAGAATTCTAAATCATTGTAGCATTTACCCTGGTAGGCACCCTGTGATTTAATATAGCTCTCAACTTCAGCGGTACTAATATTAACACGATCCCTATAGTGACTATTAATAACCATTTTAATATCACGATCCATTCTGTCAATAAACAAATGGTAATTATGATTCATTAGGTCATGTCGTTTAGTGAACAAACACTTGTTAAATCCGCTTGCAACAAGGCACGATTTATTTGAACTATTAACATATGGTGGCATTTTTCTTCCCACTCTATGATATAACTCCACGGATGACAAACGGCTATAGAACTCCCTGGCAACATAATATTTGTCAGCTGTGGTATTGATTACGTGAGCTATGCCATTCACGATTTCAAAGCCAACTGTTTTATTAAATTGGCTTTTGGATGCACGTACTAAAGATAGAGTTGCTAAGTCTGGATCTCTACCCAAGTTGATCAACATTAACAGTTGAGACCATGACAATTTATTTAGTTTAAATAATCTAAAATAACACAGACCATCTTGATAACTTGCTTTAACCATGAAACGAACACATTCACCCTTGTCATTATTAAAAGTTGCCTTCAAATTTTTGCTTGCATGATCATACCTTTTATTCTTGGAGTATCTCATTAAAATGCCCAATTTAAAATCCCTGATTTCTTCAATACTCCTTTTATGTTTCCTCACAAGTGTTTTTTCTTGAAGTAACTGGACGTGAGGGGAAAATCTAACTTTCTTTTCTTTAAGGTGTTTTTCAACCACAGCAAACACAGGCTCTTGTTGTCTTGATATCGAAGAATATTCCACATTGAACTCCGGGAATCTACCACTACAAGCAGTTTCATAAGAGGAATAACAATCAAGTAACTCTCGATTGTATGGTATGATGAAGGCTGGCTTCATCATATTTTGAGATAAACCCGGTGCTTGATTTTCAAACAAAGGAGCCTCGATTTCTACATCTTCCATTTCCCGTGAATATTCTACTGCCCCATTGAATTCCTTTCTCATGGTTTCCTCTACTTGTGTTATATGAACTGTTTCAACCTCCCACGCATCATCTAGATCCTCTGGTGTTACAGTCCAACTAGCGCTATGTACAGTAGTATCAACTGTATAGCTCTCAGAAAAAACAAAATCTTCCATTACCAGATGGTAGTATTGTTTTAAGTAAGACGGTTCAGATGGGTCTACTATAGTTTCTATTAAATCACTATTGCTATTATAAATAGCATATTCTGGTTTCAGGAATTGCGCTGAATCTTTAATAGATTTAACTATAGTATAAGTGTTATTATGAAACTCAAACACTTTTGATCTTGTAGTTTGGATAATAACTCTCTGTCTTGCAGAGATGTACATGAAACCTGCCCAATTGAGAAAACCCCAAATAATCAAATTAGCAACTTCCAGATCAGTCATATGATAGTCTTCAATCTCATATCCGTTAACGTCGTACCGTTTTACCTCCAGAAGACCATCTTTTATGCTTATATGATCACGTAAACCAAGTAACTTTCTATCAAACTTGGTATCTTGAAATCTACTGATATTACTAATCTTAAAGTGACTTTGAAGTTTAGTAATCATTTTTCTAGCAAAGAGAACCACGAATTTACTTGAATAATTAAAAGAGCAATTAGTATTGCTCGAATTCGCACTAAAGTATTTTTTAAAATTTTTTGAAGCCATGATGTTCGGTCTGTTACAAGGCCACGACAAGGGCACAATTAAAAATTGAAAGAAAGTCCTAAGTAAAATATAAAATTTATGTTAGGCTCAACAGATTCTAAAAATATAATTAATTTCCATCCAACCATGTTAATTTCTCTTCTTTCATGTCAGTACCTACTTGTTTGTCCGATTTGAAATTAACACCTATACCTTATTAGACTAAGTGAGCAATCTGGCGCTCGAATGTAATTCCCGAAGGCATTTCACAACTTAGAATGAAGCTTGTGTATAGTTTGGTTTTCAGTTATAAGGTAGCTATTCTTACCAGTAAGAAGGTTTTGCATTTGGCATGTATCATTCCCAATAGCAAAAGTCCCAAATCAAAGGTTTTCACGGTTAACATTGTGAGATCCGTATTCACATATAATTAAACAAAAGGACAACCCAGTAACTTCTAATCCTTAAGAATTGAGGTAAGCCTATTGTATAAAGTTAGGTTTCAGGTATCTTATGAACCATCTAATATTTCATAATAAGATATGAAACACAAAAACCCACACACTTTTTAGGAGTTGCAATCTCCGAGAGTTCTTAATTAATTCCAGACGTTAAAAAAGAGCTCACAACCCAAAATGATGTATAACAAACACATTGTTTACGTCTTGTTTAGCCTTCTAACAATTAATGTTATGCAATATTGTGACAATTGTTATACGTACCAACTAGGAATGGCCCGGTTGTGTTGCCTCCGGTATCTTTCTAATTACAGAGAAAGACGCAGGCGCGCGAAAAACATGTTGAGCGTTAACTATTTATAATGGTAAGTGCTTCCTGTACTCACCCTCTAATGAAATCATTTCCAACTAAAAATAATGCCATTGGTAACGGTAAATAAGTAAAGGATGGCATAATATAATTACGTATATAATAACGAGCAACTTGCCAATCGAATGTTGCCTGATCTAGATACAACCAAAAAATATAAGCATTAGCCAGCCATAGGAAAACAGTAGTGCTATAAGCCATTATATGCAAAGGGTCTATACGAATCCAGTGTATTACACCCATAAATGGATGTCTCAGTATATTGATGTTCGGGTTCCATAATCGAGCCAGCCACCTTTGATTCATCATTAAATAATAAGTACCATAACATGCAAGCATGTGAGCTGTAAAACTGTCCAAATATGAAGTAATCTCCATACGCCAGAAAAACAACCAGGCACCATATGCTAAGTAACTGTTAACGAACATCATAAAATAAGCAAAACTACCAATAACCCCCACCATTCTGATGTAAGTGAAAAAGAACCAGAATAGTGTTACTGGAAAATAAACTAAACCATATCTTTCATAAGGACTACTAAAAGAAGGTGCTAAAAGTGAACTAGGATCTACCGATTTAGGTATTACAACTGGTATTCTCGTCTTTGCTATTGTCTTGAAACCAATTGTTTGCATAGCTTCACCTTGAAAAGATTCAGGGACGAGTGTGTATATAAGGTCTTTAGTGATTGTATGTTGTATTATATCTTGAGTTTTTGTGGCTAAATGACTAAAGCCATCAGTTACTAATACACCAGTTATATAACCACTTAATGCTTGTTTTAAATATTTAATGATATCTTGAAGGTATTTAAAGTCGCTTTCATCGTTAAATTCATTAGAATGTTTAATAATTAAATTATAAGTTAAATTAGTAATAATAAACAAAAACAAAACAAAGAGTGCATTCAATACACCCAGGTCAATACGAAGTCCAGTAACCCGGTCAACATTGACAGTAATTAAATTAGGATTAATATAAACCAAATAATATAATAATAATAAATTAAAATACGTAAAAAGATAAATGAGCCAAAAATCTAAACCATAACCATCATAGCTGGGCCAATTAATATTCCTCAATTTGCTGTGGCTGATTACTCCCCGATAAGTCCGCATACAACCCTTCAGTCATAGGATTGTTTTTAGTAGCTCTTTTCTTAGCCTGAGCATATCTACGTGTTTCCTCTCGATTCATTTCAACATCGTCAAGGAAATCCGCTCCAAGATGGGCATATTCATCTCTAAGTCCATGCTTTCTACCCCATCTAGTGCTCATACCAAACATGTTTTCTTTACGATAAACATACCATTCCCCTCCATGAGTTCGGCACCAACGTCTTGTATCTTTACCTAATATGCTGGTGAAGTATCCAAACGTGATGGTTTTTCCCTTTATGGTAATCTTTGCACGACCAGGAGCACGGCTTGAAGCGCCGTTGTCAGCGTATTTATTGAGTATACTAATGAGAATGATACTCTTTTGAAGGTCTGTGAGTGCTGTTGGATCCAATTCGAGAAGTTTAGCAATAGCTGCATAGATACTGTTATCATATGCGAGGGCAGTGCTGGCATCCAATTTACTATCATCACCAAAATCAATAAGCATATTAGGCGCTGGACTCGTGAAGTCAAAGCCCAGTTTCGTATCAATGTCCGGACCATTAAGATCAGGAATAGTGTTAGACTGAACCATAGTGCCACCAGCCACGATAGATTCAAATCCATCGGCATAATTAGGTAATAATACCTCATCTTTCTTGATGATTTTTCCAAATTCATCTCGAGTTTCAGTTATTTGATAATAACTGGTAGAAAACCAACCGTTTTTAGGTTGTATATAAGTCGTTTTTCTTGTGATCTGGCCTTGAGTCTCACTCGGTTGCTCAGTATCACCAATGGTTTTCGATTTATCACTCATCGTTGTTAAGTTAGACGAAAATTATTTTATCTTAAAATAATTTAAATTAATTTAGTTCAGGTTGCTAATAAGCGTAAACAAAAATAAACACCTGAAACACTGGTTATAATTTTTACTTAAAACTTACCGAAGGTTTTAAAACTACTATTATAG